ATTGCTAACATACGCAGCTGCCATTTATCTTTATAAATATAATCCCTTTTTATATTTATATCTTACTTTATACCCATAGTAGAAATAACTTCTTGTTGCTTCAAATATAACTTAATAGAAGTCTTTAACATTTGTTTTAATTCATCAATATCTCTACACTCATCAATTTCTCTTGCTTGTTTCTCATATTCAAATAATTTGCTAAAACTACTCAATTCAATGCTATCTGGATCCATTTGTAATCTCCTTTAGTAAAGATTTTAATTCATCAATTTCTTTTCTCATATTATCTAATTGTTTTTTTTCCGATTCTTTTCGAGATATATTTCTCAAATAATCTTCATATGCACCAGAATCATGATTGATTATAGCACCACTATTTTCATCTCGATATAAATTTTGATACCCTTCAACTCTTATCATCTTATAGCAATAGTTCTGAGGTCTTTAAATCTTGGATATTTTGCTTGATTGGCACCAGACATTACAATTTTAATCCTATATCCAATAAATTCTCCAATATTGTCAGCACTAAATTCATATTCTAAATATTCATTTTCCAAACTAGATCTTACTTTACGATCTGGTCTTCCAGTATTCTTTGAACTATCTAATACGAGATATCCATCTTCATTAGCAAATTTCAAGTTATCATAACCAGGAAATAATTCAAATTCTTGAGAACTATCATCAGATCCAAATCTCACTAATTGATAAAGAACTCTAAAGTCTGCTGATTGATCTCTATAAGATGTAACAAATACTTTCAATGCTGTTGCAGGATGCTTCAAACTTACTGAATTTGAAACATATATTGAAGAATGTGGATCAAAAGTTAGTGAATTTACCCTATTATCCGAAGAATAATTTGATATTGGATTATTTAATCTTGCACTCCTAAATTCCGTTTCAGATTCAACAACAGTACTATTTAAATAAATTATTGGAGAAAGATTAGTATTTGTACTAGATCTTGATAATGTTATTCCTGTTGTGAATGATTTATTTCTTGGTAGATTAGAAAGATGTTGATCTTCATTAATTTTAGAACAAACAACTCTTGGAGAAGAGAGACGATTTAATTGATTTAATTCAACTGACTCAAATCCTTGATCAACAAATGATGTTTCATTACCTCCAACACTAGTTCCACTTACTGTTCTAATTGATGCATTAACTGATGTGGTTGAACCAGGAGTCAATATATCATATTTTGGAATTACTTCACTAAATTCAATATTTTCTGTTGCTTGAGAATTTTGACCACCCAAATAAGACTCATCAAAGAATGATAATTCGGGATACAATGTAGTGCTATCCGATGAACGATTAGCACCTAAAGAAGAACCTCTATCAATAGCAATATTATAAGCATCAATATCAATATTACTATTGTCTATTTGATGATCTTTATTAATTCTTCTTAAAGAAACTCCATTTAATTCATACTTATATACATTAGAATCAATGGAATGTTCTTTAATTTTTCCTTCAATCCCTCTATTTGATATTGTTAAATTACCAACTCCCACAGCACTATACTCTATTATCTCATCTTGAATTCTAATATAACCTTTATTATTTGTACTATCTATTGGCATTCCCTCAAAAGTGGTAAAGATAGATGTGTTAGCCACGCTAATTGTTGCTCCAGAAACAGAATCTGCCGTTAAAGTAGCAGTCAAAGTTGTTGGAGAATAACTTGACTCCACATTACCTATTCTGACACTATTAATTCCAGAATACATGCCATGATCAAAATGATTAACTCTGAAATAATTTCCTGAGAACTGTGAATCTGTAGGACCACTAGAACTTATGATTTCAGTACTTGCTAAACTTACTATTGTTCCAGAATCATTATAATAACTAACCCCAATTCCCGTTCTAAAAGCATGATCAGAATCTGAACCAAATTCACCTTGAACACCAGCAACAAATAATGTATCAATACCATCAATTTCAGTAATGGTAATTGTTCCATCTTTA